TGCTCATACTTGCTAAGACTTGCTCCTTGATTAGAATTGGACTATTATATGTTGTCAAAAAGCTGTCTTGTCTGTTGTGATATTCTGGACACTCTTTACCGCTACTAATTACTAATCCTATAAGTAATCCCGCAAAAAACAGAGTTGCTATCATTATTTTTACGAACAGATGTTCTTTGTTCATATAGATATGTATTTATTATATCACTTTTTTCATTTGTCAACAATCTAATTTCTTCATTATCTCTGTTGCTAGCATTTTGAATCTTTTATAAGAATAAACATCTGTTTCGTCTTTTTCTAATCTTCTACAAAACTCTCTTGCTCTTTCAAGTAATCTTGCCATTTCTTTATCTGGTTCCTTTATTCTGGGATTAGCCGACCTTTTTAATAATCCCAGAAACTCATCTAATTCTATGGTGGCATATATTTCCATTCTTTCGGGTGATTGGACTCCTGAAGGGTCTATTATTACTAGGCACCATTTATTCGGGTCTGAATTGCCAATTCTTGCTTGTTCTTTTGCTTGTTTAATCCACTCTTGAAACTTTATCGTTTTCTGATTTTTCACTTCTATAAGAAATGGGATATTAGCAAAAATATCTGCTTTATTTTTGCCATTACCACTTCCTGCTTCTCTTCTTGCTTTTCCTAATCCAGCCCTTTCTATTCTTCTACAAACTTCACTTTCTCCTCTTTTTCCTTTTTGTTTAGCTGATTTTGGTTGCATAAAAATTCTTTTATCTGTTTATAATTATTTTCAATTAATAATTCTTGCTCATTTTCAAACACTGATTTATAATGTTGTTTATTCATATTTTTTATATCTAATACCCACACATCCTCTTTTCTTCTTCCTCTTTTGTTTCTGGATTCCAGTTAAAATACCATAGTCTGTATGTTCCTGAGGAGAACTTATCTTGTATGGGTTCTGATATTCTTCTTACCTTATAATCTAAATCGCCGACCTTTATAAACATTCTCTGATTGCCCACGATTATTTCTAAATCTTGTTTCTGCTTCTTGGCTTGTTTTATGTATTTCTCGTGGACAGCAACTTGATCTGCCCAAATTGTTGTTACTCTCTTTATCGTCATAGAAGAAATGGTATATCTTCAATTTTTATTTCATCTATATCTTCATCAACTATAAATCCGTCAGGTTCGTATTCTCCGGCCTCGGGGATTACTAAATCTAATCTTAGAAATACAAATCCTTTAATTTTTTCAATATATTCTGAAAATTGGTCTTTTTTTAGCTTTCTGGTGCTAATTGATGTTTCATAAACTTTACCGCCGATTACTATTTCTTTTTTAAGAAAGATTCTCTTAAAGAACTCGTGTAGCTCTTCTGATGTATATCCTGTTTCTTTTGATATTGTTTTAAGAACCACACCCCAGTAATAAGCGTTTTGCGGGATTGTCCTCTTTGCTCTAAATGGTCTGATTATCATCTCAATTCTTTTCCCGTTGAGTGATTGTAGCCATTTCTGTTGCTTTATCTTATCGTTATAATCAAGGACGATATTCCCGTTTAATACTATTCCTTTTAATTTTGGTATTATTGCCATATTTTTATCTTAATTATTTAACTCTTTTTCCTTTTTTTTCTATAATGTTTCCTATTACTTCACACATTTCAGGTATTAAAGTAGAAGTAAATGTTCCTGTCGCAAGGCAATATCTACCTCTATTAAAAATAACTTCTGCGATAATACTTTCATTGGTTATAGGTTCCAAATTATCTATGGGATAATTTTCTGATGTTTTAACAATATCTCCCTCATAAATCTCTACTCCATTTTCGTCTTTCAATCCTGTAAATTGTCCTACTGTTTCAGGAATAACAATGTGAGAAAATCTTACATATTCATTATCTTTAATCTTTGTTGTATTGGATATTGTGCAGAATCCATCACATTGGTCTACATCTCCATATACAAACTTTTTTGTTTCCTTTGATATTGCTCTAAACTTTATTTCTCTGTTCATATTATTTATTATTAACTTAATTCTTAGAAAGGAATATCCCTTAACGCTTCGTTTATCGCTTCATCGTCTATCTCTTTTGCCTCTGGCTGTTCTTTTTTGTTTTTATTATCTCCAAAATAGAACTCCTCTATCACTACTTGACTATAATTTTTATAGCTTCCGTCTTCCTGTTTGACTGACTTATTATTTAATCTACCTGAGATGCCTAATTCATCTCCTTTCTTTACATACTTTGCTATCGTCTCTGCTATCAGGTCCCACGCTATCATATTGTGAAAACAGGTATCAGTTTTCCTTTCTCCGTCTCTGCCTTTGAAAAATCTATTAGTAGCAAGTGTAAATCTTGCCATTGAGGATTCTGTCTCTGTTTTAGAAAAGCTTATATCCGATACAACCTTCCCTACTAAAACTACTTTATTTATGTTCATACTATTTTAATCTATTAGCTTTAATTATTTATATTCTGTAATCGTGAAAATATATTAAGGGCATCATTTCAATAAAAACATTAGCCGCATCTCCATAAGCAGTCTCCCAATCTGGGTCTTCTTTGTTGAATGGATTATAATGTTCTCCATTTTCAAAAATAAGGCAAGTAGTATAATTATCACTTTCTTTAATATCTTTCCAGTATTTCTTAAAGAATAATTGTGCTTCTTCGGGAGAATTGGCTCTTAAAAAATAATGATCCTCTTCATAATCAGAATATACTCCACTTGATACTGTAATGTGGAATATAGTTGGTGTTACTTCTATCTTATATTCTTTTGTTTGTTCTTTGTTCATATTTCTTTATATTTACTTATCATTCTAATTATTTCTTTTTCTGCCTTTGCAAAACCTTCTTTCAATCTACTGAACATTTCTTTATCTGGTTTTAATCTAAATATCTTCATACTTTTTTCAAAATTAGGGTTGTAGAAAATTAGATCGCACCATTTTTTTTCTAGAATTAGCAGATTCATTTGGCATTGCCAAATATAACTGCTATCTATATTTTCGTTCATTAGTAAATTGAAATATGTTTTATCATCAGGGCATTTTATTTCAATCATCCCATCGTCTCCTACAAGTCCATCAGGACTGCATCCGACAAAGTCATTGTATTCAGCAAAACCTATTTCTTCAACTTCTACATTTTCCTGCAACTCATACATTGACCTTGCTAATGGCTCTAACTCATTTCCTCTTTCAGTATGCTCGTTGCTGTACTGGTCTTTTTGGGCTGATGAAAACATCTCAGATACTACCTCTAAGAGGTAAGTATCTAATCCTTTTCCATTGTTCCCTATGGCTTGAGCGTGGGAAGCTGTCACCTTCCCCACTCTTATTTCAAACCATTCAGGACTTCCTTGATTTATGTCTTTGTATATCTTCATTTTTTTTCTTTTTTTACATCTTTATTTTTTTCTTTTAACTCTTTGCTTTTGTTGACTATGAAATCATCAAACTCCTTTCCTATTCCTCTGTTTTTAGCATAGAACTTTCTTAATTCATCTATGTCCTTAATCTTATCTGCTTCTTTTTTTAGTTTCTCTATCTTTTCAAACTTCTCAGCTGATTTTTCTCCTTCCTCAATCACATACTCACTCATTTCTTCGTAAGATGCGATTTCTCCGTCTGCAAGTAGTCCTAAGAATGCTAATGCTCTTCCAACAGATATTGTTTCCAGTTTTTCAAATGCTTTCGTTCCTGTCAGTTTTCCTAAAGAGTGTCCAGTAAAGAATCTATCAGGATTAGTTGTATCAGGAGTTATGATTGTTTTGAAACAAATCATTGACTCCGTTAGATTATAAGATGTTTCAATCCGACCTGATTTATAAGTCTTATGAAACTCTTTTAATCGCTCTGATACTTTTGCGTATTCAGATCCACTAATGTTTATTGTATTTATTTTTTTAGTTGCCATATTTTTTCTATCTTAATTATTTCTTAATTATTTTTATCTCTCCCTCTCAGGGTCTCCTACATCCTCATCTTCAATTACACACTCCTGTAAATCCTCAATGAAGTTTTCTAATACTTCTTCGAGATATTCTTCTGACATTTCCATTCCTCTGAAATCGTGAGCGTATTGCCGAATTAACTCTTCTTTTGTCATATTTTTATTTTATTTAATGTTAATTATTATCGCCGACCTTTTATTATTTACCGATCAAACAATTCCTCTGCATCTATTTCTACACCAGGACAAATAATGATTGCATCGTCTTTGGAGTTATCGTAGAAATCTCTAATCTGATAGAAGTTTTCATCCTTATCTGCTATTGCTATTTTATATCCCCTATTTCTTATTTCCTGAAACACCGCCCGAAGTGTTCCAATTATCTCTTTTTTTTCTTCTCTTTTATTAAGTGTTCTCATATTTTTTTTATTTATTATTATCTTATCCCTTAATAATTTGATTGTAGAAGTAATTTAGACGATCAAACCGAGATAATTCCATCCTTGCCTGTTCATACAATCTATTATGCCTATTGGCATATTCCTGATATGATATTATCCCATAAAGATCTAACAATTCCTGATATTCTGGGTATTGTTTAATTCTTAATAATATAATATCATCAATCGGTAATAGATCTCGTATAACCCAGTTTTTAATTTCTTTGATATTTTCTTCTAATTTATTAGAAGAAATATTTTCTCTTCTATAAGCTTTTTCTTCGTTTATAATTTTCTGTTCATAGGTCCCAGTTATGTCCGGGACCATTTCTTCTTTTGATATAACCTTAATGGTATATTTTCCGTTTTTTCTTTTTATTACTTCTATTTTTTTGCCTGATTTAGCAAAGATTGCTTCACCAAACTCTTTAACATTTTTGTATTTTCTTGCTTCCTTTGCTAATTCCTGGAGTTCTTTTGTTTCTTCTATTGTCATATTTTTATTTTATTTAATGTTAATTATTATCGCCGACCTTTTTATCTTACTGGTGCGTCTACTATGATATTATGGTAGTCACACATTTCTTTCTCAAGCGAGGTTATGTAAAAACCTCCTTGATTTGTTGGAGAGTATAAAAAGTTCTTATACTCTTCGGCGTAATTTTGTAACTTGTAGCACTCTACTTGCTCGTGAGCATCAAGTGCTTTGTCTAATCCTATTAAAAAAACAGCAAATAATGTAATCAGAATTACCGATGTTATTGCTGTTTCTGTTATTGTTTTTTTATTCATTTTTTTAATCTTAACTAATATCTTAATTATTTTTACGACCTTTATTATCTTTATTATACTCCCCCCTATTTTTTTGTCAAATGTTTTTTGTCCACATCTGCTTTTAGGTCGTGTTTTCTGATATAGTAATAAACTCCTTGCGGACTTGTTCGGAGTGCTAAAGCTATCTCTAGCACACTATTTCCCTTCTCGTATAATTCTTTGATTATTGGTATTTTTTTGTTGTTCTTCATACTTCTATTATACTCTTATTATTTTTTTTTGTCAAATGATTTTTTTAATAACTGCTTTTATTACTTCAATTATTTGTCAGGCACCGAGGAGTTGAACCTCGCCCTCACGGTTCCAAACCGTGAATGCTACCGAAACACCTGCACCTGATATTGCTCGCTTCAGCATCTTAACGAGCCAACTGTTTGCTTATTATCCCTTTATTACTGCTAATGGTGTTAATTCTACTAATATCTCTACTAGGTCTTTTTGATTTTCCATAACCTCATCTATGTTCTTATAAGAAGATGGTGCTTCGTCTAAATCTTCCTTATTTCTTATTCCGTGTATTACACCTAAATCATCTAACATCTTTATTTCCTTTTCTAAATCTAGTTCTTCAATTGCTTGCGTTCTGCTCATTTTTCTACCTGCTCCGTGAGAGCAAGACATAAAACTTTCTTTGTTTCCTTTACCCTTAACAATATATGATTTCGTTCCTTGACTTCCAGGAATAATTCCTATTGTATTTTCTGTTGCTAGTGT